CGTTTTCTTTTGTTGTACCGGTAGCAAGCGAACCGTTTGCTGTTTTATCTTGTTCTGTTGTTAGGAATACTAGAGGTACTGTGCCGACTGCGCCCGGTACGTATGCGCTTTCGTCGGTTACGGTAATCTCTAAACCTGGTGAAATCAAAGCCATCTTTTTCTTTCCTTTTATATAAGTAATTTCAAAAAGTACAAACCTTCCGTACTTTCTAACTTACATGTATTTATTTTTCTTTGGAAAAATATGGTGCTTTAGTGCGCCCTTAATTAAGGTTTGCCTATAAATACATGCATAATGGAACGTAAATTATGCCCAATATGCCAAGAACGCCCTGTAGCAATTAACTGCCACAAGAACGGACGCACTTATTATAGAAAGATTTGCGATGCTTGCAATCGTCGCAACAAACGTATAAAGCCTGTTGCTCCGCTATGGTTTAGAATGGGATATAAGAAAAAAGCTATCTGTGATCGTTGTGGATTCAAAGCAAGAACAAACAAACAAATGTTTGTACTTCATGTAGACGGTGATCTATCTAATGTAAACTCGTTCAATCTCAAAACGGTCTGTGCTAACTGTAAGATAGACCTATATGAAAACAAAGCTAAGTGGAAGGCAAGTCCTCAAGTAGGAGACTTTTAACTTGTTTTTGAAGTTCATCTAGTGTGCCGTTGTTGTCAATTACCGCATCAAAGTAAGAATCGTGCATAACCCAGCGCCATTCGCTTTCGTGTACTTCAGGAAACACTACTTTCATTGAATGAAATTCAGTTACTTCACTTGCTTGATTAATACCGCATGCAGTACCCCACCAATCTGGCTTTGGTCCTCGTTGAACCTGCCAAACCTGTCCACCTACTTCACGAATCATCTGTAGTTCGTTTTGAAATCTTGCGTCTGGGATAATAAAGTTAGTATTAGGATTAGTTAGTATGCGTTGCTTTGCAAGACTTACCCATACACCATTGTAAAAACCACGACGCATACAATCAGTACCAAACAATTGAAGGACAAGACGCGGAGTAATTGTTTTGCCAGTTTCCTGTGTCCAGAATTCATCTGCTTGTTCTCGCCATTCTCTGCTTTCATTGGTTACGCCTTCTAGCATTTCTCGATCCCAGTCAAACATAACTGCGACAGCATCTTTGAGTTTATCAGCAAAACTTAATTTAACAAAGCCGTGTTCTTGCACAAGATAGTCTGCAACAGTTCCTTTACCACTGCTAATTAATCCGCATATACCGATAATCATCGAGATCTCCTTATGCTTTTAATTATAGCATGAGTCCGATACAGTGTCAAGTTAACGCTTTTTGATTTTGTTGAGCATTCTTACCAAACGGCTTGTTGGATTTACACGTTTGGTCTTTTTGGCTTTACGTGCTTGTTTAATCTTAGTTCTAGCACGAGTAACTTTCATACGAGCTCTTTGTGCAACATCGATAGGCTGACTGCAATCAATAACTGCAGGCACTACACGCCCTTTGCGAGCACCTGTAGTACAACGCCATTTCATAGTAGGCCCTTTTTTAGTTTTAGCCCATACTAGTTCGTGTTCATCTAGCTCATTTTCTTCTGGTAAGAAATCAAATGCTCTCATTAGCCTGTTACCCAAGTCAATGGCATTCCGCCGTCGATATAATCTTTAAGTTGCTGTTCTAGATCCAGCATTTCCTGTTGAGCTTCAGCAATAAGAGCTGGACCGTTTAGTGCGGTGCCGCCAGCTGGACCTGCAATACTAGCAAACTTGCTACGTGCTTCGCCTAGGATACGTTTAGCAAAACCATATGCATACTCTTGGATCCAAGGAAAAGCCATATGATCGTTTAGAATCATAATGTCTGGCTTATAGTTGTCAATTAATAGACCAACTACCTCTTCGCCTGCAGGAATCTTACGGGTAATGGTCAACTTCTTGGTAGCATTGTTCCAGTTGAACTGCATGTAACCACCAAACATGGTCATTGCTAGTTCTTGGTACTGTGAATATAGTTCAAAGCTCAATAGACCACCAACACGACCTGCAACCAGCATGTATGTGTTTAAGTAACCTGCTGAGAATGGTTCAAACTGTGTAGCTGTATTACCTGTGACACTGCCAATACCACGTCTATAGATCTGACGCACCTGCATAATCTCATTAGGTAAGATGTACTCGCTGGTCTCTGCTGTTAGTTTTAGAAACGCATAGCTTTGTTCAACACTGTTTGAGCTACGCTGTCTGTATTTTGTTATGGCTTGGTTAACTGAAAGATCATAATGCTCTTTGTCCAGTTCAACGTCTACCATTCCATCACCCAATCTTAGACGTATGTAGTCTTCGATCTCGTGCTTCTTAGCATTGGCTGTTGGTAGAGAACTACTATCAAATGCGATCTCTCCTGCTCCGGTATTTGTTACAGGATCATATAAAGAATCTGCAATCAGTGTACCGTCTGCATTAAGTCCAGTTTTTAATGTAGCCATATGTTATATCCTAGTTGCTTTACTATCTATTTATCAGGATTGTTGGCTTACTGAACTTTGAGTAGCATCGTCTCTGCGTTGATCCTTCCGTTAAGTTTGGTTTCTGTAGTGCGAATACTGTCCATAAACTTGCGTAGCTGAATTTTACCACTCTTGTTGAATGTAGACAGTTGCTCTGCAGGTTTACGTAGTGTCTTTTGCACACTCTCGTCCTCTTTGAAGCCCGTTATAGTTGTGCCTTTAACTGTCAGTCCAGTACCTGAACGATCCAATCCTTTAGGATCAACGTTTAGGGCTACATACTTGCCCAACTTGCGAGTCTTGGTATTGTAAACCCAAAGCTCGTTGGCTCCGACAATATCCGTTGGATTGACACTAACCAACTTGAGATCAGTATCTTCTTTCTTAAACTTGAGTTTCGCTACCATCTTGTCTTTGCTTGGGCTTTTTTTGATCCTTGCTTTACGTGTAGTCTTTTTGAGTTGAGCAAATGCATCACATTCTTGCAAAAGAACGTCCCACCAAGCAATATGACGTTTCCAGTCCGACGGCTTCATGTGTGCATAACCTTCTTTAGCTTGTTCGTCGCCTGCTTTTACTGCGGCTTGTTCTTCGGCTAGTTGCTGTTTGCGTAGAGTTGCAAACTCTACAACTTGACTAATACGTGCCTGAGGTAGCTTTTCAGCTTTGAACAGATTATATGCATCTGGTGCGGCTTTTTTGTCGTTTAAGATTACTGCATCATAACGACCTTCGAGCTCACCTAAGATCTCATCCACTTTTTCATCAAGACGATCTTGAATAGTAGGCTTGTATATCTGTTTGCTCAATTTAGCCTGACGTTCTTCTTCAGCTTCTTTAGCCGCAATCTGAGGCTCGCCAATACTAATCAGCTTTGCAATAGCTTCTCGAACATAATCACTAGCGGCGCTTGGAGTACCTGAGGTTCCGTCAAGGCTTTCCCAGTATGTGTTCCAAGCAGGATGTACATTGGGCATACCATTAGTTAAACAACGAGCAATGCTACACGCCACAGCAGGCACACCATGATTAGGAGCCGCTTTTGCCGCTTTGATATCACGAGCAGTATATTCGTTAGCCTTCATCCATTCCCACAAGTACGGGATCAGATCTGCTGGTTTGAACTCTTGGTAATAAAAGTCAATTGCACGTCGACGAAAACGGTGAAACTCTTCACCAGACCATTCTGCCGCACCTTCCCAAATTGGCTCAGCAAGTTTAGCTCCTCTTCGAATCTTAGGAGCAGAACGTTTTGTCTTGCGTTTCGGTGCTGTAATCGATTTTGTTTTTGCTTTTACTGCCATATCATCTCCTCAGATAGCAATATTTAATCATGTTACTATTATAGCATATTGGTAGTGTATGTCAACCGAAAAAATTTCTGGTGTAAAATCAATAACTTAGCAGGGCAAGACTTACGATAAATAACACTAAAGCGAGGAAAGTAGCACAATATGCCTAGATTAAGCCTGTGGAGAGATGGTGCTCACACCAATGATTATAAGTTCATGGACGGAAGAATCCGTGAAATGTTTACGGTCGGCGGAACTGGTGTACATCTACACAAGTACATTGGCACTAAAGACCAAGGCGACAAAGGTGATGCAACACAGCCACAATACCTAAACCAAAGCGAACAGAATATTCAAGATTTACTTTGGGTAGAAAATAGAGATCGCAAGTATGACGACTCTGTATACGAACTACGTGGGCATTACACTCGCGGTGACAGTGATTTTGACCTAACACAGTTTGGCATATTTCTAAGTTCTGGCACTATCATTATGACATTTCATTTAAATGATATGGTTAAAACTATGGGCAGACGTATCGTATCTGGTGATGTTATCGAACTTCCTCACTTAAAAGATTTTCATAGTTTAGATGAAGATGTTCCTGCCGCACTAAAACGCTATTATGTTGCAGGAGATGCAAGTTTTGCTAGTGAAGGTTTTAGTCCAAGTTGGTGGCCTCATTTATGGCGTGTTAAATTTGAACCATTAGTTGACGCACAAGAATACAAAGACATCATTGACAAAATTACTATTAGTGAAGACAGTAGTACAACTATTGCACAGGTTCTAAGTACCTATGACAAAACTATCGCTATTAATGATGCTGTAATTGCTCAAGCAGAAGCAGAAGTGCCTAAGAGTGGTTATGATGTTGAACACTTGTTTGAGCTTAAAGAGTTGGAAATACAACCAGAAGATGAACCAAGTGCAGATGATACACAATTTTCCGCTGACGATGAAAATATTAGTGCATCTAATAATGACGCAGAATCACAAAACGAAGATATCAGACTAACTGGTTACTTAACCGGTGATGTGTTTGGTAACAATATTGGAAGTGGTATTGCGTTCCCGAGCGGGCCAGCAGTAAATGACCTATTCTTAAGAATAGATTTCTTACCTAATAGATTGTTTAAATACGATGGTACAAGATGGGTTAAACAAGTGGACAAACAACGAACAGGACTTACACCTAATACAGACAGTAACACTACACAACGTAGTAACTTTAGACGTGATAATAGTACATATATTGATCCAGAAGACTCTACTAATACACTACCTACAAGACAGAGTCTAAGCAAAGCATTTACTCCTAAGGCTGATAATAATGGCTGATACATTACATCAAAACTTTTTCTATGACGGACAGATCCGTAGATTTGTTCAGCAGTTCATTCGTATGGTCAGTAACTTTTATGTAGAATTTGGCAGTGAAAACGCTACTGGTCCTACAGCAATACAGCGTGTTCCTGTTATGTATGGTGATCCTAGTAGACAAGCCGCACAAATTATTCGCAACAACAGCGAGAACAGTTTAACATCTGTTCCCGCAATGAGTGTGTATATCTTAGATTTACAATATGATCGACGTCGAATGCAAGAACCTTATCATGTAAGCAAAATGAATTTGCGTTCACATAGACTAGATCACGAAACAGGTACATATGATGAATCAAAATTTGATAGTTTCACAGTAGAACGTCATATGCCTGTGCCATATTTACTAACACTTAGTCTAGACATATGGACTAGCAGTACAGAACAAAAACTTCAAATAATCGAACAAATTGCTACACTGTTTAATCCTAGTTTAGAAATACAAAGTACTGACAACTATATTGATTGGACCAGCCTAAGCACAGTTCTATTAACTTCAACACGTTGGGATAGCAGAACAGTTCCTGTTGGTGGCAATAATGATATTAGTGTTAGCACTTTGAGTTTTGAATTACCTATTTGGATCAGCCCGCCAGCTCATATCAAACGTTTAGGTGTTATTCAAAAAGCTATTGCAAGTGTATATGATGCCGAAGGAAACCTATCACCAGATATTATCGACGACACAACATATCTGTCAAGACGCATTGTTGAGCCATATGGTTATAGCATTATCTACTCAGGAAATACTCTTACGCTTGTTCGTAACGAAGCGGTTGCAGAAGAAAACGGCGAACTAGTACTAGGTGATGACCTTAAAAACAAAATGAATTGGCAATCATTGTTAGATCATTATGGTGAGCTTAATCCAGGAGTTTCCGAGATTCGTTTGACCAACATCGGACGCACTTATGAATCAACGCTATATGTTAGTTATAATCCACAAGACGTTACTCAGTTATTAATAACAGATAAAGACGTTGACACTTTTCCTGGAAATACTATCGAAGGTGGTATTGATGGTATAATCGATCCTTACAATGAAAATATTATTAATCTAATGTATGATGAAAATGATACTTATGCACCCGGGCAAAATAGACCTGCTGCCAGGCAAGGATTGCCTGTACGTTATCTTACACTAGGTCGCATCGGTAGTGCAAATAATGCCGAAAGTGCAGACGTTTGGGGTGGTGGACAAAACCGCAACTTTATTGCAGGAGCTAACGATATTATTGAATACACTCCAGGAGATGGACGCTGGCGTGTTATATTCGATGCCAGTACAGAAAATGACGCAGAGTATGTTACAAACTTAAATACAAACATACAATATAAGTGGCATGAAAAAACATGGACAAAAAGCGTAGAAGGTCTGTATCGAGAAGGCGAGTGGCGAATAGTAATCTAGTAGCAACAGGATGTGTTATCTACGCTATTGATACCAAACGCTATCTGTTTTTACTTCGTAGTGATGAGGGCAAGTACGGTAATACTTGGGGTATTGCCGGCGGCAAAGTTGAAAATCAAGAAAGCACAGTCACAGGGCTTCAGAGAGAAATCGTTGAAGAGATCGGTAATATTGATATCAAGAAGATTGTGCCTTTAGAAACTTTTATCAGCGACAACAAAAAGTTTACCTTTTACACATATCTAGTTACAGTAGAGCAAGAGTTCCTTCCAACGCTCAACGAAGAACACGACGGCTATTGCTGGGTATACTTACACAAATACCCCCGTCCATTACATCCGGGGGTATCGCGTAGTTTTAAGTTTGATCGTATAGTTGAGAAACTAGAAACTGTTCAGAAGTTATCCGATGTCAGCTTCCTTAATGAAGTCCCAAACACTGATGTGACGAAGATTGCTTAGTGATTCCCATTCTTTTGGAAATTCTCCATCTTCCTCTTCAGTAATATAAACAAAGTCTGTATCTGGATAAGTTTCAAATACTATTTGAGCACTCTTAATCCAAAATGGTCGTTCTTTAGAATTTGTTTCCATGCCTAGTAAGAACACTTTACTGTGTCCATCAAATGCGGCTAGGTATGCGGCAATAGCACCTGAGTTCCATGGCGGATCTTGTGGTGTTAAATACAATTTGCCTGGATATTTTAATACCATATCTGCATTGCTATAAACAATGTGTGTTTTGCAATATCCACTATCAACAATAGGTTTAACATTTTCATTACTAATAGCTACTAGAAAATCACATTCAATATTACGCCATGTTTCATTAGTACCATAAGTTTGTAGTTTGTTACTTGCTAGAAGGCCACCTCTATGTTTTGCAATCTTGTCTAATAGCTTACCATTTTTAAAGTTTGCACTATCGCCATTGCCAATCACAACTGCTTGAGTTGTAAGGTAGTTATTAAACACATTGTTCGCAACGTATTCTGTTGATCGTTCTGTTGTTCCGCCGGTGAATTCTAATCGAGTGATAACGTCTTCACCTTCGTATGTAGCGCGGAATTTTTGTGCAATTTTATACATTCTAAGCAAGCTCCTTATAGGTTATATAATGTATTTATCAGTATCCGTTAAGTAATGTATGTAGCGAAAACTTTTACACTGTTGCCCGTAGCACCGCCTGTGTAAAGTAATCTAACATTTCCTGAGCTAATATCTGTTGTTAGATCGCCTAAAGATGTGTTAGTGGATACTTCGCCGTAGACTGTTATAGTTGCTGTAGTTCCGTTGTGTACAACTAGTGCTTCGACGATGTCAAAATCTGTGCCGTTAGCTACTGTGACCATATACTTTGCGCCTCTGTAGGTTGATGCGCTGAATGTATCAACAGAGGTAGCACTTGTACCAACTGAGGTTGCTGTTGGGTCAGTGTTTATGTTTCCGCTAGCAGTTAAGTTACCACTTACTATTAGATCGTTTGTGATTGTAACATCTTGATTTGTTGCGTCAACAGAAATAGCTGTACCGTTTTCACCATTAGCGGCAATTTTCAAATCATTGGTAGCAAAAATA